TTTGCAACCGTCGCAGCGCGGCAGGAGGCTTTGACATCGAGGCCCTGGGCGACGCTGTCAACGTAGGCCTTTGTGGCCGCGTCCTGGTCAGCCGTTGGAGTGGCCAGGCCTGTGACTTTGCTGTTGCTCATGGCGATCGCACCAGACATAGTGCCGCCAGTCAATGCCAGGCGAAGCGCGTCCTGCGTGTCAACGTAGGCCTTGTTGGCTGCGTCGCTTGGGTTGGTTGGGTTGCTCAGACCTGTAATGGTCGCGGAGCTGCCGGCAGTCATGTCCAGCGCTCCAGTGATCACGACGTCGTTGAACGTCGATGTGCCAGAGCCAGCCGTCACGTTGCCGGTGACGTTGCCAGAAACGCCACCCGTTGCGGTGATCGCACCAGTCACGGCCAAAGTTGAGGCCAGGGTAGTCGCGCCGCCCACGGCAAACGTGCCGCCTACAGACGCATTGCCAACGGCAGTCAGCGCCTTGCCTGAGGGGATCGTCAGGCCGACAGTCGAGAACTGAGCGGTGTTGACGCCTAGAACGGCCATCCAGGTCGAGCCTGAGCCTGAACGGTAGAGGCCAGTGTTGGTCTCGTTCAGGTATGACAGGCCAGGACCGCTGACAGAGCCGTCAGCGATGCGGAAAGGCGCCAGCATGCCGCCAGCGCCTGTGCGAGAGAGGGAGTTCGTCAGCTCGTTGGCCACGTCCTCCAGAGTCGTGTTGGCCCATTCGGCCTCGATCACGTCACCAGGGGTGACGGGGTTTCCTCCGGGTAGCGTGTAAACGCCTGAACTATTGCGTGGCATGTCTTACTCCTAGTTGCCTAGCGCGGCGCCGTAGTTGCGCAACGCGGGAATTAAATACTCTTGACCATATTTTCGTACAGCGCCTTGGACGGGATATTTCCCCATCAGCATGTTCTGGCCAGCCTGCGTGCCAAGCAATAAAGACGCACCTGCGTCCATGCCAACCATAGGCAAACCAAAGCCACCGACAAGCATCATTTTCTCGGCAGTGCCTGGACCAACATCGGGCAATGTGTTGCCATAAACCTGTTGAGCAGTCAGTGCTTGTTGCTGACCTGGTGCTTCACCGCGTGAGAACGCAGACTTGTCTAACGTCTTGTCGCGGGCGCGGATAGCGTTGAGCTGCTGGGCAGGTGTCACCACACCACCCTCTTTTTGAGCGCCCAACATGGAAGATGCGCGGCTGACGGTCTTGAACTTGGCGTAAGCCTTGTTGATCTCCGCCGCTTCTGAGGCCACCTCGGGAGGCAAGCCTCTTGAGCGCAAGGACTCGATCGTTGAACGCAAAGCTGTCAAGGCCTCGGCCTTTTCTGCGTCGCCAGCTTTCCAAGCCGCTGTGATCGAATCATTCACACCGTCAAGAGCTTTCTTGACGTTGCCGTGTGTCGTCACTTCTCGACCTGGCTCGACAGATGTGGTGATTGGTGTCTTGATGCGAGAGCTCACCAAACCTTTACCAACGTTTTCGCCGCCAGAGCGGGTAGTAGTCGGGCTAGTCAAACCAGCCAAAGTGTCTGTGGCCTTGCGAACCGCACCGGCCACGTCGTCAGACGCGCCTGGCAAGTAAGCCTTTGTGTTGCGCAGGAGCTCAACGACTTGCTTGTTGAATTGATCGTCAACCGGCACGCCTCGGCTGCCGTATAACGCGCCGTAAGCCTCATCAAAGCGCTCTGACAGCTCTTGCAAGCCTTTTGAGCCAACGTCTTTGACAGGAGGCCTTTCCCAGCGTAACACGCTGCCAGCATCGTCGAGCACGGGCTGAGGTGGAGTCGCCTCACGCAGCAAGACTTTATTCCAGGACTCCACGCCGGCACGCTCTTGGCCTTTGATGATGTCGCCGGCCACTGGTAATGCTTTGGCACGCTCGGCAACGTTGCGCAAAACGCGGCCCGTGCGGGTTGCATCGTCTGTCGCCTTCCACATTGGCACATTTGCGCCTTGATCCATGAGCTCGCGTGCGGCAGGCGACACCTTGTCGGAGACCACACCGCCCAAAGCCTTGGTCAGGAAACGACCAGCGACGTCACCCACAGCGCCACCGGCTGCACCGCCATAAAAGGCGCCTGTGCGGTCTTCTGGCGCAAGGGCGGCAGACGCCAAGCCAGAACCAGCCGCAGCCGATCCTGTGCCTGTACGCGTGGCTGCAAGTGCTTTCCCAAGGTAGGGCACGGCTTTGGCGGCCATGCTTGCGGCTTGCACGCCTTGAATAGCTCGAGTTGAGGGGGCAGCAAGCATGCCGATCTCGCCGGCAATGTTGCCCACTGTTGCAGCTGTGTCGCCCTGCTTTACAAAAGCCTTGCCCTGTTCAAGCAATGCTTTGTCTTCTGGTGTGAGATCGGTGAACAAGCCTTTGAGGCCCATCGCTGCGCTGTCGAAGGCTTGTTTTGCACCGCCAACACCGCGCATGAATGCGCCCATCTGGCCAACATCCTGGCCGGCATAGACGTTGGCTTGGCTGCGTTCCTTCTGCTTTCGAACTTCGCCCAAGTCTTGAGATGCGAGCTTGCGCTCAAGATCCTCAAGACGGCGCAGTTCTTCAAGTTCTTGGCGAGGGTCGCTCATGGTGTGTTCCTTCCATGCTTTGCACGCAAGCGAGCAAGCTCGGCCATCTCATCACTTGACAAGCCGCCTGCGCCTGATGACTGTGCACCACCAGAACGAGCTTTTGCTGCGTCATTGATTGCGCCACCAAACGACTTGGCGTTCATGCGTGCGTAATCTCGAGCCGCCTTCAGTTTCTCCATGACGATCTCTGGAGGATCTTCCGCAGCTGGGATGAACGTTGCAGCGCGTGCTGCCTCGCCCACTGACTGCGCAGCGCCGTAGATGTCGCTGATCTCCATCGCGGCCTGACGTAATACGTCAGAACGCAGCTTGAGCGTGTTCTCGTCCAACACTTTGGCGCCCACGCGGCCTTGAATCGATGCTGGCAGCTTTGAAACCACTGCGGCTGTGATCCCAAACGCGCCAGGGTTTGCTTCGATCTGTTTGACAAGGGCGTCGGACGAATCAGCCTTTGTCTGAAAAGTCTGAGCAGCTCCAACGTTTTTCTCAAACGTTGCTTTTGGTGTTGCTTGGCCACCGTAGGGTGTGTAGATCGGCTGCCCTTGAGGGCCTACATCCAGCACAAAGTTCATGCCGGTCTTGTTGGTCACTAGCGGCTTGCCGTCTGTTGTAAAACCAGATTGAGTGAACGAGCCGCCAGAGTTTTGAGCGGCCATGTCGCGGCGCAAGCCCAACATTTCCATCTTGTACATTTGCTCAAACTCACGCGCTTTGCGTTCGCTTGCAATGCGCTCGCGAGCAGTCTCAGCAGTTGCGGCCATCGTCTCGTAGGCTTTGGCCTGCTGTAGCAAGAACTCAGCTTTCTTGTTCTGAGCGACCTCTGGGTCTTTCAGATACTCGCCTTCAGCGGTAATCACGCCGCTACCCATTTTCATGGGGTCGCGTGACGTGGCAGCCTTCTTTAGATACTGCTCTTGCACGGGGGCAAAGCTCTCCCCTGCAAACTGAGCTGCCAACGCATTGAGCATAGCTCCCTCGCCCTGCTGGGCACGCTGCTTGGCAAACTTTTGAAACTGCGAAAAGTCAGGCTCTTGGTTGTAGAGGTCGCTGCCTTGCTCATAAAGCTGCGCGGCTTTTGATCGATACGCGTCGATCGCGTTGGGAAGCATGCCGCCTTGATTAGGCCGCACTGTGTTTGACAAAACGCCGCCTGGCGACTGAATCATCGCCCTCGACTTTTTTAAGAGGCCAACTTGCGGTTGCTCCTCCTCGTTGTTGAACAGGGTGTAATCGACCATGATCAATATCCAGAACCTGGCATGTCGAAGCCATAATCTTCGGTGTTCATGCCTCCGCCCAAGCCGGCGGTAGGCATTGCACCAGGCGCCATGCGACGTTTGCGCAGCTGCTCCAAGGCCATGCGTTGACGATCATTCATGCCGCGCATGCTCTGATCAACGCCGCCCTGAGCCTTTGAAGCAAGGTAGCCCTGACCAAGCTGTGCGATTGCCTGACCGATGCCTGGCGCAACGTAGTGCTTGCCGACCATCTCGCCCTGCATTGCCTTCATTGAGTTGCCGCGCAACGCGTCAACCATCGCCTGCTTCTTCTTCAGCTCAGCTTCTTCAGGACGCATTTGGCCCATCTGGACCAGGTACTCAAACATCAAATCGTCATTCATCACAGACCTCCGTAATTCACCATCAAATAGCCACTGGCGTGACGCTTGACGAGGTCAGGTCGCACCGCTTTAACTTCTTGGGCAATCACACCGCGTTGCGGCATTCCCATCATTGTGTAGTCATAAATTCCCACGCCAATTGCGTGAGTGCCAACGCGCTTGATATTCGACTTCAAGCGACGATCGGAGAACATGAACGCGGCAGATCCAAGCTGTGCGCCAGCGCCCAGCAAGTTGCCAAATGCAGCGTTCTGCGCGTTTGTCGCGCCCAGCTGCGCGTCGTAGCCCATTTGGGTCGCGCCCAAGATGTTGGGCGTTTCTGACTTGGTGGCCGTATTGAATGAAGGCATGTTTGGCATGCTCACTTGCTGACCAGACAACAACGCGTTCATCTCGTTGAGAGACATACCGCGGCGCTGTGCTTCCTCTGCGATCGCTTGCTGGCGCAATTGATTCTGCGCATTGGCGTACTGCTGGTTCAAACCAAACTGCTGAGACATTGCGTTGTTTGACGCGCCCATGTTTGCAAGATCCAACGCGTTGGCTTGGCCAAGTGCCTGGTTCTGGAATTGAGCCGCGCCCAAGTTCTGCTGATAGCCCTGCTGCGCAGTGCCCATCTGCATGTTGTAGAGGCGCTGTGCTTCGTTTCCAGCTGTGTCCAAAGCGTTGTAGCGCTCGGCAGACTGACGCTGAGCCATGTTGTTCAGCTCTCGGTCGTAGCCTTCTGTGCCTGGGCGAAAACCCATGTTGGAGAGCTTTGTCTCAAGCTGGCGCTGTTGGTAGTCATGCGCGGGTTGCATCTTCTGCATGAGCTGATTGGCCACCGTGTCGCGGTAGGACGAATCAAACTGAGGCAAAGGAGAGCCAAAGTTGAAGCCAGTCGCCAAGCCTTTGGAGTAGTCGTTGGTCGAAGTTTGAAGACTTCCAGGTGCATTCAGCTGCGCCATCTGAGGCAGACCGGCATAGTCGAAAGGCTTGCTGTACTCATCGGCCACTCGATCCATGAAGCCGCCAGCCAATTGACTGCGATCGTTTTGAAGACTGATTTGCGAATCAAGAGCAGACTGCAAGCCAGGCGCTAGCGATGTGTTCTGTGTCCACGTCGTGACGTTCTGACCAGTCGCCGGATCAACAGACGAATCTGTTCCCCAGCTCTGCGTTCCCCACGGCGTGTTGATCGTGGGACGGTTCGCAAAGTTTTGCGCAGTCGTTGCCTTCTCGGATGCCGCCGCTTGTGCGGTTGCTGCGCCGAGATAATCAGGCGCTGCTGGTGCTGACGATTTCCCGCCCATGTTCTTTCTCCTTTATCCAGCGGCATTCATCACGCCGCATTTCAAACATCACACAGTCAACCGTTTCTGCGATTTGTCTAAATCCCAGTTTTCGGTTCATGCTCAAAGCCTCAGTCAAGTGCTTTGGTGTGAGGCCATAGACAGCATCCTTCCCGCAGTGCAGGAGCGGATACTCAAAAGCCGCACGCCAAAGTGCTCGAGTCAAACCATGCTTGCCATCAAACGCAACGTGCATCCAGCAAGCATTTTCTGTCCACGCGTTGAATGCAACCGCTGATGCGATTGTGCCGTCATCGCGCATTGCAGCGATCGTTCTGAGATCGCTGCTCCACGGCAAATTTGTGTTCCGGTTCATCCATTGCCAGATGACCGGATACTGATCGGGCTGATCAGTGACGATTTTCAAGGACGGCTCCTGTTAAGCCGGTTGAGAAGCTCGTAACCGATTGCTTTTGCTGCCTCCTTGTTCAAAACAAACTCGCCGTTTTTGAGCGCTGCAAAGCCGTCATCAGGGCCGGCAGGGTTTGGCCCCGCCAAGCGGTCTGGCGTGACTTTGCCGCCTTTGGCAAATGCCATCGTTGCAGCGCTTTGATCATCAAAGTATTTGCCGCCGCCGCTGCCGCCAAAGTCATATCCAAAGTCGGAGTCCGCGTAGTCGTCAACACCATCGGATCCGCCTGACCCGCCGCCAATGCTGTCGATGATGTCTTGAATGCCGTCTGTCGTGCCGTCGTCCTGAATGAAATCATCCTGATCACCGGGAACAAGGCCAGAGTTGATCAAATCCAAGATGTCACCTGTAGTGCCATCGTCTTGAGGAGATTCCTCATTGGGATCGACAACCTCGATGTCCACTGTTCCGGTTGTTTCTTTGCCGTCGGGATAGACAAGCTCATCGAGCAAGTCAGTGTCAAGGTCTAAGTTGAAGTCGTCGTCAACCGTGTCATCGGTATCGTCAGTGTCATCGGTGTCGTCGTCAAAAACGGTGTCGTCAACAGTGTCATCAACGACATCGTCATCAATAACATCGTCATCGATGATGTCGTCGTCAACCACGTCGTCGTCAACAACATCGTCATCTATGATGTCGTCGTCAATGATGTCGTCATCAACCACCACGGTGTTGTCAATGAATGGCGGCACATACGGCGGGACATACGGGGGAACGTATGGCGGCTGCGTTTCACCGCCAGGCAACGTCACATCAGGTGTGATCGCCTTCGGCATCTTCAAAATGGGAATCGCTTTTGACAGAGATGTTGGCTTGCGATTGAACGTGATGCCTTGGCCGTTGGCACGGTTGGCCAACAGTCGCACGCCAGGGTTGTTGCTTGAGCGCTCACTGCGCAAAGCGCTGATCATGCTGGTCAAGCCAGGATCATTCGTTCCGCGACCAAAGTTGAGCTCAGGCGAGCGAGCAATTAGCTGCAACGTCTCGTCAGGTAACCCATAAGTGTTCTTGTTTACAGCCATTTACATCACTCCACCTAATTCGGTCATCACATTGCAAGACGTGAAGACTGTTGCCGGCAGGCCGCGCACCTTCATGCGCAGCGAGCCGTAATACCCAAGACCAGTCGTGCCGGCCCACGCCTGGTAGGTGTTCGTTCCCACCCAGGTCGATGTGTTCCAGATGCCCTCATCCCACACGGCGCCGCTGTCCTTCGTAAAGAAGGGAGAGCCACCTACAGGGCTGGTTGCAAACTGCGTGTTAATTTGCAGCTTGATGGCTGGCGCTGCCAAAGCGACAAACGTCGGACGCACCATGCCGAATTTTTTGAGCTGTGCCGGTGTGCCAAATGCCTGGAACGACGTCTGCACGTCTCCCTCGACATAGTTGCCGCCGTCGCCGTTGCCGTCCGCGCCGTCTTTGTCACCTGTCAGGCCTTCGCAGACAAAACCGTCTGAAGTGCCAAACAGAAGGCGGCCACCGATGATTCCTGCGCAGCGCATTGGGATGCCAACAAACTGACACCAGGCGCCGGTGATCACGTTCATCGCGAACTGGCGATAAGTGCCACCGTCCGCGGGGAGCTTGATGACCATGACGTCTGAAGACGGCACGACAAAAACGTCGAAATACTTTTCGTTGATCAGTCTGCGCACTAGGGGCGCAAACACCGATTGAATTTTGGACGCGGGGCCAATCTGCTGGTCTTCGGTGTACTGACCATTGACCAGCTTGGACATGGGAACTAGGCCTAGCTCGGAGACGATCATCACGTCACCGCCAAACGGGGTGAAGAACGTGCCGTGCTTGGGGACGGGGCCGACGTACCAGACGCCCTTTAAGCTAAAGGTTTCGGGGCTGGTGGGGTCTGTGCCCTGCCACACGCCGATGTCGCCTTCAGTGCCGACCATGATCAAGTAGTCGTCAATCGAGAATCCAGCGTCCATCGTCCAGTTGATCAACGCAGAACAGTAGCCACCATTGCGCAGGTTTGAGCCCATCGCAAACGATGTGCAGCCGCCAGTGACGACGTCCACGTTGTCTAGGTAGTAGACGTTCGAATCGCCTTCAGCAGTAAACCAAACACGCTGTTTCCACACGGCCACAGTGCGCACAGTTGTGGGCAGGCCGGTAGTTGTTGCTGTGCGATCAACCCAGCCGCTGGTGGTGCTGTAGGTCCAGTACCCAGCGCCAGGCGATACGGCCAGCAGGAACGTGTCCGCAGGCGTGGAGAACTGAGTGGTCCACCACTCGTCTGCATCGCTGCCAGTACCCGTTACGACCTCCACAGGCACGCCAGGGTCAGTCACGTCATAGATGTTGCCGTTGGCCGCAATGAATCGCTTGTCGTCAGCGTTGACGGGCGCCTTGTAGCCAAAGACAGACTCAATCGGAGCCTCAAGGTTGTCGGTGTAAGAGAACCAGCCCTTGCGCAATTCCACGCCCTGCTGGCGCGGGATAAAGTTGGTCAGGACCAATGCGTCCGCAGGGGACATGGCCGCGATCGGATCGCGGAAGTTCAGGCCACCAGTTGGCGCGGGAATGACACCTAGCTGCGCAACTTGTGAGGCAGCCGCCCTTCTAGGTGTCTTGAAAGGCTTGAGAGGCACCAATGGCATGATCAGACTCCATATCCAGTGTCTGGCGTGTTTGTCAGAGGTTGGATGTAAGGGAATCTGAAATCGCGGGTCATTGAAAGGACCGGCGCACCTTTGGCTGCTCCCTTGCGGTTTTCAAATGAGAGCTGGAAGTCACGCATTGCTGCGCTTGAGTCCAGGCCCTTCATCTCCAGCCACTTCACGCGGGTGTACAGCGTGATCAGCGTGGCATCGAGCAAAGCCACGTCACCGTTTTTGGTGATGCGGTTTTTGTACAGCGTCGGATCATCCTGGTCGCGCACCCATGCCTGGGACATGTAGAACACGTTCATGATCTGAGGAGAATTGGGCGGGGCCAAAACGTAGATCATGTTGTCGCGCACCTGCCAGTAGAACGACAGCGTGGGCAGCGTTGTGCGGATCAGCAGCTGCTGCCACATCTGTGGCGACACAGGGCCGAGGGACGGGAACTGCGTTGTCGCGTTCCAGTTGGTTTGGTCGATCCAATCAAAGAAGTCCTCGGGCAGAGGGAAAGCTTTTTCCTTCTGATTGTTGGTGTCTGCTGTGATTGGGATCTGGTAATTCTTGATGAGCTCCTGCCAGTCGTACATGGTCAAGAGCTCAATGCCGGCCATGTTGGCGGCCTGCACGAACTGCTGCACCGTGGGATCAGCATCACCCGCGGGGTCGTTGGGGACGGGGAAGGCCACCATCGAGGCCACGTTTTGCACGATGGCCGAGAGGGTCGATTCATTTACGATTTGATAGGCCATCCCCTGCTCCTTTTACTCGACGTCAGCTGTTGCTGGCGCCACGTTGCGCTTGGCGGGCTTGGCACTGGCTTGCAGTGCCTCGACCATCGTGCGCAGGTTTTCAATTTCCGCGTCGCGCTTTTGCAGCTCAGCGTTCATCTTTTCGATCGGGGCGTTGTTGGCCGCGACCTCCATGAATGCTTTGGCGCGTTGCTTGTCTTGCTGGAAGGACATGAACTTGCCGCCCAAATTGTCATTCGCGTCAGCAAGTTGCTCGACGGTGATGATCTTGAAGAATTTGTATTCCTCAACCTTGGACGCGTTCATGCCAGGCAAGGCACTCAAGGGAGTGCCGGTGACAGCTTCTTCCTGGCCGGCTTTCCACTTGTTGTATCGCTCCTGAAAGCGAAAGACGTCCTGCTGACTCAGCGGACGCTCAATCACTGAGGACTTGTCGCCCGGCACATGGATGCGGACGTAATCGACTTCTTCGTAAACAGCGCGGCCAGCTTCACGGCTCTTGCCGGGTTGCATGACAGGCTTTCGGAAAAACTCGACGTAGAGTTTGTTATCGGCGGCAAAGCGCGTCTCGTCCGGTTTGGAAAAGTCGCTAGGCTCGTCGAAGATGGTTGGTGTCGTGGGTTGCATCTCTGACCTTTTTTTATTAATTAAGCGTTGGTCTCGATCTTGAGATCGGTACCAGGGGAACCACCGATGCGGGAACCGCCGATGGATGCACCGTCAACGCCTGTCAGGCCAATGCCTTCACAGACGGCTCCAGTGTCTTGGGACGCGGCCGTGTCAACGACTGCGGGAGCTGCTGCAGATACTGCTGCACCATAAGTTGCTGCCATGATTTTTTTCCTTTATTTCAAAAAACCCGAGGGGTTGTGGGTCTCCCCAGTCCCTCGGGAAAGGGAGACCCACGACGGCCCACCAAATTAGTTTTGGATACGACCTTGGAACTGAGCACCAGAGGTGGTCAGGTTGCCAGCCCAAGCCAAGATCTGAACTTCAGCGTCCTGGTTGATGGCGTAGCGGCGGTTAGGCGACAAAGGAACCATGTTGCGGTCCTTGTGAGGGCGCCATTTGATGTACTTGCTGTTGAGCATGAAGCCGGTGTTGGCAGGGCAATAGCCGCCGATACCGCCGTCCAAAACAACGTCAGCATCCATGAACTTCAATGTGGGGAAGCCCAAATTGCCAGTCTCAGGAGATGTGAAACGCTGCTGAGCCTGCAAGCTGCCCATGTAGTAAGACCAGTAGTTGTTGTCCAACACGATCAAGTCAGGACGATCAGTGCCGCGAACCAAAGAGGCCCACAGACTGTTTAACGCGGCTTGCATAGTGGTCGCGCTAGGTGTCACGCTTTGAGCGCTGAAGTCATACAACTTGGAGCGCCAGAACGTCCAAGTTGCGCGGTTGATGCCACCGTAAGTGCCAGTTGTCGGATCGGCAGGCACAGCGGCGTTCAAGCCAGTGACTTCCTTACCGCCAGAGCCAGTGCCGTCTGAGTAGATGGACTGAGCCAACTGGTTGACCATCGTGGATTCAGCCACGTTCAAACGAGCTTCGAGCAAGTCGATGAATTGCTCTTTGCCACTGTTTTGCAACATCTCGAGGCCAGACATCACGACGGGCACTGCGTACTGCTTGATTTGGAATTCAGCAGCAGAGATGACGTCTTGAGCAGCCACGGGCAGCAAGTCGTAACCAGAGTAGAAACCGCCGTTCGCGTTTTCAGCGAATGAGAGTTCTTCAAAGATTGTGTTACCACCAGAGATGGTTTTGACGTTGCCGCGTGTGTTCAAACGGGACAACAGGGCGTTGTTTTTAGTAACGTTGTCAGCGATCTGACGTGTGCGTGACTGGATCGTCGTTGCGACGATGTCACTTACATTTGGAAAAGACATGATGACTCCTTCATCTGAGTTAAAACGAGCTTGCGCTCACCTTTTTCAGATGCGCCTACGCGAACCTTTCACAGTCCGACTTCGTCGTAGGTGGGACGCGGAGCGTCTCCTAGGAGCATGCGGTGGCTGGGGTGCTTGGGCACACCAGTCGAGATTTCTCTCAACGTGGTGTGATTATCGCATTACCTTGAGGTCATCGTGATGGCTGCCTCGATTGCAGAGCGCACATCGGTGCTTTCTTGCCTCAAGGCGCCCATTGGCGCGGAGCCGGAAACCTGCACGGCAGCCGATCTGGCTTTCTGTGCGGCAGTCGTTGTCTGCTGTGCACCGCGAGCTTTGGCGCGCTGGGAAAGCACAGAGCGAACGTTGTCGTTCATCAGGCAGGCTTTCTTGTAAGCATCCTGCAAGCTCATGTTTTGGCCGCGACGTTGAGCCGCTTCGATGATGTCGGCCATGTCTTCGCGTACATCGTTGCCAAACTCAGCGCGGTCCAAGAATGTGGACACCTCACTCTGCGCGGCCTGCGCGGCTTGCTGCTGTTGTTGGAGCTGAGCCTGCTGGAACTGCGTGAGCATGTTTTGCATGGGCGCCAGACGCTGGTTGAGCACCTGCTCCATTGCGACCTGCTGGGGGTCTTGGCGCGGTGTTTGGCCAGCTAGGGCGCTGTCGAGCATCTCGATAAACCCATTGCCAAAGCGGCCAGTGCCAAACTGGTTGACGATGCCGGCCACCAGCTGCGCGAGCTCGGGCGCCGTGCCGGTGCGCAGACGCGCTGCAGTGCCCATCAGGTTGTCGATGGCCTGCAAAGGGTTGCTGTTCTCGGCCTTGATAAACGCCTGGTAAGGCTCGATCGTCTTCATCACCGCCTCGGCAGTCTTGCGTGCCTCGGAGGTTTCTTGCAGGGTGCGAGCCACTTCGGTCTCGCGGCGCTGGATCTCAGCACGCACAGGCTCAGGTAGTGAGCCCCAGTGCTCGCGAATGTCGGGACGCCATGAAGCTGGCGCTTTTTCACCTGGCTGACGCGGCTGAGATTTGGGTCCAGCCTGAACACCTTCGGGTTTCTTAAATTTTCCTTGCTCGTCTCTTTCCGGTTGCTGAGCCAGCTCGTTATCGGCTGGCTTGTCCTCAGAAAGTGCATTCAAATCCTGCGTTGCAACGGGATCTGCTGCTGGCTCAGAGGATGCTGCAACGGGCTCGCTGGACTCAACAAGGTCAGGGGCCGGTGAGGCCTCGGATGCTGGCGCGAGTTGTAGCGGCTCGTCTGCTTTCTCGAACGCGGCCTCAAGGGCGTCGCGCATGGTTGTCGTGGGTTCTGACATGGCTTATTACCTGTTTTGAAGTTTATGAATTGCGCGCTCTATGTCGGCACGCTTAAATGAACCGCCCTCGGTCATGTACCGTTCGCGGCTTTCTTTGGCTTTCGCCCAAGATCCTGTGAAATCGTCCATCGTTGTGAGGCCCTTGGCCTTCATGTAGTCACGATGCTTTGTGCGCGAGGAGATGTCAGTGCCATCGGGCGCCTTCATGCCCGCGTAGCTGCTGTCGCCCCACAGGGCGCCAGAGTCGGTGCGCAGCTCAGGTTGGTAGTCGTCGGTGATCTCAATCAGCTCACCCGTTTTGCGGTCTTGAATCCAGCGGCGTCTGGTCATTCGTTCCTCACTTCAACATGCGGAGTTTGTAAATCGTGGTTTGGTACAAAGCGACGATCTCGTCGATCGCGTTCTGCAGCGCTGTCTCGTCCTTGTCGCAGACCTCGTAGCGGTAGCGCTCGATCCACTCCATGTGGTCCTCAAGCTCGCCGGCAACGTCGTCGTCCAAGTCGCACGTCAGGATCTCCACCTTCATGCGCTCGCCGTAGTAGCCCTGGTACTGCTCGACAAACTCGTCCATGAGCTCGCCAAGACCCTCGTAGAACGAGGCCAGCGCCATGTGCTTGGAGTAGCTGTCAGTCGCCCAATGAGCCACATGGCCCAGTGAGCGTGACTTGACCAGTAGCGACGCAAATTCGTTTGCTTTTTCCATCTCTTACCTCACTGCATGGGACCGCCGACTTGCGGCATTTGGGGTGCTGCCGGTGGCAGTTGGGGTGCTGCCGGTGGCAGTTGGGGTTGTGGCTGCAAGATGCCCATCGCACGCAGCTGGGCCTCCTTGGCAGTCGCTTCCATGTTGGTGTCTTTGGCCTTGGCCATGCGCTGTGCGGCGCCAGCTTGCTTCTCGGCAATTTCCGCGTCTTGCATGGGATCGGGTTTTGGCTCGGGAACGCCCTGCTGCTTGAGTGCGCTAATTGCCTGGTCGAGAACGCTCTCGATCTGGGTGCTGACGCGGAATTTGCTCACGCTCCACTGGAGCAAAGACATCAGGACAGGTGCGGCAGCGGGCACAGACTGAGCCATCGGCGCCACCTGAGAGATGAACGCGCCCAGCCCCTGCATAAACTGCACAGCAGCGTCACGCTCAGCCGCCCAATCCATCGCAGCCATTGAGTCAGCCTCGATGTTGATGCGGTACTCGTTCATTTCCTCGTCTTTGAGAAGCTGAACGGCGGCCATCGCCAGCGGAGCATCGGGCGTGCGCTCGATGTTGCTTCGCTTGATGATCGTCTCGGGCTGGAAGTGCTTGCAGATGATCTCTGCCTTGATGCGCAGGGCCTGCGTGATCCAGTCAGCGATGTAGAACTGCTTGAGCTGAATACGCGTCGAGCCAAACTGAGCCTTGATCTGCTGTGCAGCCGCGGTCTCGGAGGCCTTGGAGCTGCCGCGCATGATGTCGGAGATGCCAAGCACCTCATAGATCTGCGTGACCTTGTCCTGGCGGTACACGCGCAGGTGATCGATGGCGTTGACAACTTCTTGAATTGGAATCCAATCGACTTGGCCCTTGATGCCGCCCTTCTCAGCGAACATCGCCCAGTTGTCCACGGGGATCATCTGGTTTTCAGAGCCCTGGTTGAACACGCGCTGGATGCCTTCGGCGCTCTTGTCGTACACACCGACCACTTTGGCTGCACGCGTGAGCCAGGTGATGCGGGTGTTGATCTCATCGAGCTCATTGAACTGGTCTTGAGCAAAGATGTAGTCGGCCCGAGGCATGAAGTTGCTCGAGGTGACGTTTGCGGCCAGGGGCTTGGGGCATGGGAAGAAGCCGTCGAGACCCAGTGGGTCGTCTTTGACGTCGAGGATGATGTCGCAGCTCTTGGCGTACCAATAGACCTTGCGCTTTTCCTTGCACCAGATCTCAAAGACCTCGGCCTTGCTCCAGGGATCGTGCTTGGGTGACTGGTCGTTGACCTGGTCCTTCTTGCTGTAGTTGCCCAGGGGTACTTGCGCAGCGATCTTTTCGCCAAAACGCGCAACCAGCTGGTCTTTCGTCATGAAGACGCGACGCGCAACCCAGCGCACTTCATGCCAGGTGCGGGCGGGGGAATAGAAAAAATCTTCCCAGTAGATGTAGTCGCAGGGCGCGTCTTCGTTGACGATGCGCTCGGCTTCTTGAGCAGGGCTCAACTCTTGGCCGTACTCGTCAAAAACCGCAGGGATCTCGTAGGGCTCTGTCGTCACCTCGTAACGCAGCCAGATCTGGCCACAGCCGACAACAAGCCAGTCCTCAATACCCTGGCGCACTGCTGAGTCCCAGGCAGAGACGTTGTCGTCAAAGGCGCGGTTGAGCATGCGCTGCAGCATCGTGCCGGAGACGCGTGCAACGTCGTCGTCATAGTCTTGGAAGGAACGCGCAACGTCAGCCTTGGGTGGCCGTGCATAGAGCATGGACAACAAGACCTGCATCGTTGACCAGAAC